TTACTCCGCATGGTACAGGCTCTGTTATACTTGACGGCTTGTCTTATCCACAGGCGGACGGAACCGCAGGACAGCTATTAAAGACAGATGGCTCCGGGCAGCTTTCGTTTGTTAGTGCAGGTTCTAGCTTTGGGAACACATTAAGTCTGACTGGTGGTAGCGGTTGGACAATTTCTGTTGATGGAAACAACAATCTAGTATTTTCATACGGTGGCTCGGCAGTAGCTAAAATAGCTTCTAACGGCGCAATAACTTCTGTTGACGATGTAACCGCATATGGATCGATCTAATGACGCTGCCATCTTCTGGAACACTGTCACTTTCTGATCTTCAGACAGAGTTTACTGGCTCACACCCTATTTCTATGAGCGAGTACTACAAGAGTGGTGGTAACGGATACGTTCCGTCCACTGTTCCAGAAACAGTAACCGCATCTAGTCTTGGCGGTAGCAACTCCGCTAACTATAGATATCCCGGTATTGGCGGCTATGACCCGCAGATAAATACTTTTAGCCGTCTGTACACTCAGGCTTTGTGGGGTGATAACGGCAGTACCATAACTATGGACAGGAACTTTACTGTCAACAAGACCGGGACTTATCAGTACTACGCTGCTTATTACATACAAGGCGTTGCTTCAGCCACTGTTAGTATGTATGCAAACGGCAGCTTGATCAGAACACACACTTTATCTCCAGCGTATAATCAGACCGCCTCGGCGGTTGACACGCTTTCTCTGAGTTCTGGGCAGGTAATACGAATGGTTGGAAGCGGCGCATCTTCCGGTTGGGCTTGTATTTATCTTTATGTTGGTGGCAGTAGCTACGACAACGCGGCTGTTGACACAGCCGTTAACTCAGGCATTCCTGTGTCTGGTAATGCGTTGTCTATATCTGATTTTTATGGCGGGAGAAAAACATAATGCCGCTAACAAAACTACAATTCAGACCCGGGCTTGTACAGGATCTTACAGCGTACTCCAACGAAGGTGGGTGGAGAGACGGTGACAAAATACGCTTTCGTCTAGGCTACCCCGAAAAAATAGGTGGCTGGGCAAAGTACGCCAGTTCGACTTTTCTAGGTACTTGTCGTGCCTTACATAACTGGATTGCTCTTGACGGATCTAACTATCTTGGGTTGGGTACAAACTTAAAATATTATTTAGAAGAAGGCGGCACATTCAACGATATAACTCCTCTTCGCACTGGATCACCTACAAGTGCAGGTGTTATTACCTTTGCCGCAACAACATCAGCACCGTTTTCTAGCACAATCACCGTAACTCACGTTAACCACGGTGCGGTAACCGGGGACTTTGTTACTTTTTCCAGCGCCGCAAGTCTTGGCGGAAACATAACTGCCACCGTACTAAATCAAGAATATAGTATTGATCAGGTTCTTTCTGGTAGTACCTATGAAATTACAGCCAAAGATCTTCTTGGGGCTACAGTAACATCCAACGGCTCTGACACAGGTAATGGCGGCGGCAGCACGGTAGGTAACTATCAGATCAACGTAGGTCTTAATACCACAGTGGGTGGCACAGGTTGGGGCGCAGGTTTGTATGGTGGTAGAACTTCAGCACCACTACAGACAACGGTCAACGAGGGCGGCACTCTTTCAAATAGTGATACCACAATTACCGTAACCAGCACCACAGGCATTGTGGCTACTGACATTGTGATGATTGACAATGAGTTAATTCTTGTTGGTGGTATCTCTGGCAATGATCTAACGGGTTGTACCCGTGGGCATTCCGGCACAACTGCGGCTAGTCATGTGGATGGAAGTCTAGTTATCCTAGCTAAAGGTAACGCTGATCCAGCCGACGACTTCTCTGGTTGGGGTGTTGCAGCTTCCGGTGGTCTGACAACTACAACACAGATACGTCTGTGGTCACACGATAATTTCGGAGAAGATCTCCTTATAAATCCTCGTGACTCCGGTGTGTTTTACTGGGACAAGTCCACTGGCACAGGAGCCAGAGCAGTAGAACTATCCACCCGATCAGGCACAAAGAGAAGCGTACCCACCATTTGTAAGCAGATCATGGTGTCGGACAGAGATCGTCACGTTCTTGCTTTTGGTTGTGATGGTCTCGGTGGCGCGACAGACGCACAAGGAGACGGGGTCCAAGATCCGTTGTTAATACGTTTCTCCAGTCAGGAAAACCCAATTGACTGGTATCCTGTAACAACCAACACCGCCGGGGACTTGCGGCTTGGCTCTGGCTCTACCTTTGTAAAAGCCATTGAAACAAAGCGTGAAATCCTGATATGGACTGACACTGCACTAACCTCCATGAGATTTATCGGGCCTCCCTTTACCTTTGGTCTACAGCAGCTTGCATCCAACATAACTATCGCCGGACCAAACGCCGCTGTTGCCACGGAAGATTTTGTGTTCTGGATGGGTGACGATAACTTTTACGTCTATGCTGGTCAGACAGCCCAGCTACCATGCACTGTCAAGGACAAAGTATTCAATGATATCAATCTGGAACAGAGTGACAAGATATACGGTGGGGTAAACTCTGAGTTCAGTGAGGTGTTCTGGTTTTACCCGGCATCTGGATCAACGGAGAATGACCGCTATGTGGTGTACAACTACCTAGAAAAGCTGTGGTACTTCGGTACGTTAGCAAGAAGTGCGTGGTTGGATCGCGGTACTCGGCCCTTTCCTTTGGCTACAGAGGGCGGGTATGTATACAACCAAGAGTTTGGGCATGATGACGATGGCAGCGCAATGACATCATACATTGAGTCAGCCGTGATGGACATAGGAGATGGGGACCACTTTACTTATGTCAGAAGGGTTATACCGGATTTAAGTTTCTCTGGTTCTACTGCTATATCTACCCCGCAAGCCACATTTACAATTAAGTCAAGAGACTTTCCGGGTGAAGATTTTGGTAATACAGCAGCATCCACAACGACGAGGACGCAGACTAGTCCTGTTGAAGAATACACAAAACAGTTGTACGTCCGTGCCCGAGGTCGATCTTTTGCATTGAGAGTCGAGTCAACTGCACTTGGCGCTAAGTGGCGGCTTGGCAGTCCTAGAGTTGACTTACGTCAGGATGGGAGGCGCTAGTGTCTAGCAATCAAACGCCAGCACCAAGACTGCCGGAAGCTCCGCAAGAGTATAGCGTTGGCTACATGTCTGACCTTGTTCGAGCACTGGAGATATTTATTGAGCAGGAACGTAACCCGGGTGATATACGGGCATCGACTATAACAATAACAGACTTGCCCACAAGCGCCACTGGACTTGAGACGGGGACGCTGTATAATGATTCCGGCACTGTAAAGGTAGCATAATGGCAATATTTGGTGATCTTGGAAAAGCATTAGGACTAGGCAGTGCAAAAGAAGTGCTGCCTTTGATTGGTGCGGCTGCTGGTTTTTACTTTGCTCCGGCTTTAGGCATGTCCGGCGCAATGGGTTCAGCCCTTGGTTCTGGTGTGGGTAGCCTAGCTGGAGGTAGATCGGTCAACGATGCCCTGACCAATGCCGCTCTCTCATATGGTGTAACCTCCTTCTTGTCCCCCGCTGTCACAAGCAAGCTGCAAATGGGTGGTGGTGCAGGGTCACCTCCTAGTTTCTTACAGAGCAAGCTGTATGGTATAGAAAAAGCAGCGGGAGCGGGTATTACTAACCCCTCTTTAATGGATATGCAGACACCAATGGATGCTGGCTCTGCCGGTGCGGGAAAAGCTAGTAGCGGGATAGGGGGCTTGTTTGACGATTTTACACTGAAAGATGCTTTCCTTGCATCTAGTTTAGCAGGGACTGCGCTACAAGCACTTGACAAACCTGAAGAAGGAACACCTCAACCTGACCCGGTGGGTGGGACTCTTGTCGAAAAAGTATACGGGCCGTTAACAGACAAAGAATATGACATAACTAACCCGATAGACATGGCAGAGTACAACAAAGAAGTAGACAGGATGTACGATGATGATTTCGAGTACGAAGATGAAGAGCCTGTCAATGCAGCGGATGGCGGGGCTATGTACGGACGCGATAAAATGAGTTATGATACCCCGATAACGGGTGAGGTCAGCGGACCGGGGACAGGAACATCTGATTCCGTTCCTGCTAGATTGTCAGATGGAGAATTTGTTTTGACGGCGAAAGCTGTTCGTGGGGCAGGTGGCGGAGACAGAGATGTAGGTGCCGCTAGATTATACGACATGATGTCTGAGTTGGAGGCTACAGCGTAATGGCAACACAAACACAAGAAGTTACCCAACGGTTAGCCCCGTTTCAGGAAGAGTTTTTAAAGAAAATCTTTGATGATGCTACCGCCCTTGGTAGCACAAAAATGCCGTTTGCTCCAGAAAAGCAGTTTGGTTTATCTGCGGAGCAGCAACGAGCTCAACAAATGGTTGCCCCCGGTGGAGGTGGATTGGGAGCCTACCTGCCTTTCTTGCAACAAGCTCAAGGAGCGATGACGCAGGCAGGAGCTTTTGCACAGCCGGGAGCAGCACAACAGTTTATGAACCCCTATGAGCAGGCTGTTGTTGATCAAACGATGGCTGACATTCAAAGGGCTGGACAACAGCAGCAAAATCAACTTAGTGCTCAAGCAGCACAAGCAGGAGCTTTTGGTGGATCACGTTTTGCTGTCGGTCAAGCAGCACTTGGCGAAGCTAACTTACAAGAACAATCCAGAGCAGCAGCTAATCTCAGGCAGCAGGGCTACGCACAAGCGCAACAGGCGGCGCAAAATGCAGCGCAACTACAAGCGCAACAGGCCGGTTTGTTTGGACAGCTTGGTGGTCAGGCGCAGCAAATGGGTGTGCAGGACATAAATACTTTGCTTGGAATTGGTGGACTAACACAGCAAATGGGTCAGCAGGGACTTGACATCGCTAGAAGAAACATGTTGCAAAAAGCATCAGAACCTTTTCAGAAACTTGGTTTCTTGTCAGACTTGTTCCGTGGTGTTCCGTCCGCGCAGCAAACTACAACACAAACAATCCCTTCTCCTAGTATTGGTTCACAGCTTATGGGTCTGGGTATTGCAGGTCTTGGCGCTTATGGTCAGTTTGGGAGTTAGTAATGGCTATAACTAGTTTAGGAAACAGATTAAAAGACTATCAGGAAAGTGCTGTATTAAAGCGCCCTGCTTTTCGCAACAGAAGTATGGACGCGGCGGACGCTCGTGCCCCGCTCGGAGTTCTAGCTTCCAGCCCTGAGTTAATCAACGCAGTAGTTCAAAATCAAATGCCGTCTCCTGTAATTAACACAGGCTTTATGGGTTTTGATCAGCAACCAGATGCAGGTGCTGTTGATCCAAATGCTGGAAAACGTGGTGATAGAAGAAGAAGAAGAGAAGAAAAACAAGAAGAAAGTATCGTAACAGAGAACCCTGTAGTAAGACAAAAGAAAAAACCAAAATTTTCAGGTATCACTGACGCAGAAATAATAGCAGAATCAAAAGCGAAAGCGGCGGCCAAGAAAGCTAAAGAAAAAGATCCTGACAAAGCTCCTGACGATAAGAGGATAAGCAAGCCCGACGCGGCTCTTAAAAACTTCACAGATAGATTGTCCGAATTACGAGGGACTAAAACCCCGAGGACAAAGAAAGACAGGTTGAAGGAGGCCAAAGAGTTTTTGAAAGAAGCTGGTGTGTCGGATGTAGATGACATCAGAACCTCCAAGGACTTCATGCTTATGACTTTAGGTCTTAACATTGCAGCAGGACAGTCAGGCGATTTTCTTACAAACGTAGCAACTGGAGCTAAAGAAACTCTTGGTACGTTTGGTGAGCTAAAAGCTAAAGAGAAAGAAGCAGAACGTGCCGTTAATCTAGCCGCCGCTGAAATGGCTAAAGCAGATTACGACGCGGCCATTGCTCGTGGTGCGAAGCTGGACGAAGCAGAACTAGCAATGTTAACAGAACAGTATAAAGCTGCTCTTGGTCCGAATGATTTACAAATAGCAAGAGCCGTGGCGGAAGAACAGGATATGCCCCTTTTTGACGCACTTAAACAAGTTCAAGCAATGAAAGGTTCTAGATCAGCTTCAGCTAGTTCTCAAATTGTTTCAAGAATTCTTTCTAAATACCCAGATGCAAATCCAATTTTTGTAGCGGCGTTACGTTCCACAGGTGGATTAAAATATGTGGGTGAAAATTTTGATCAAACGGCTATCGCTCAAGCGTTGGGTCTACCCCCTGACCATCCAGATGTCGCCATGATTATGGGCATTGCACAAACACCTCCAGAAGGTGGTTTGGGTATGCAAGATGAAACCCCACAAGACAGCGGCAGCAGCGACGGAATTACCATAGAGCGAATAACAGACTAGGGGGCAAAATGCCTGAGTATAAGGTAACACTCCCCGACGGACGATCATTTAAAGTCACCGCTCCAGACGGGACATCGATGGATCAGATTCGTGCTAAGATACGAGCACAGTTTGATGACACTAGACCTACGCCTGAAACTAGTGTTGAAGACGAAAGCGAAGGAACACTACAGGAGATAGGTGAAGGTATTGTTGGTGGTGTGATAGAAGCAGGCTCTGGTCTTCTTGAGTCCGCCGCTCTTATTCCAGATCTTGCCGCTGGCACTGACTATGCCGTCCGCATATCCAAGGCTAAGAACGAACTAAAAGATGACCTTGGTATTGATCCAACTGGTGCAGCCGGTGAAATAACCGAAGCACTTGTACAGTTCGTGGTCCCGGGTCTCGGGGCCGCTGGACTTATAGGTAAAGCTGCAAAGCTACGAAACTTTAGTAAAGCTTCCAAGACAGCTTCCCAAGTTGTCGGTGCAGGTGTAACGGATGCTCTTGTGGCGAGTGACGGCACAACAACTATCGGTGACTTCTTCGAGGGTGGTCCCACGATGAGCTCCGAAAATATTGGGGAGACTGGTAGAGAAGAAGCAGCGCGAAGAATTGGTAACAAGTTAAAGTTGGGGTTGGAAGCTGCTGGCGCAACGGCGGCTGCCGGACCAGTGTTTAAAGCTCTAGGAATTGCTGGTCAAGCTGGTATTAAAGGCACTAGAGCAGTCTCTGATGTTACAGGGTTTTCTACGTTAGCGGCGCGAACTGGCGAAACAATAGCTGGCTCTACTCAAAAAATTATAGATAAGTACCCTGTGGCTGATCAGCTACTAGGTTTGTTTCGTTCTCGTGGCATGCTGCCGCAACAAGCGTTTGAAGAAAAAGCAGGGCTGATTGGTAAGGTAGAGTCACAATTAAATAAGACGGGCATAATTGTAGCTAACTTACAAAAAAAGCTAGATAAAATATTTGGCACAAACAATCCCTCATTCCGCAACATTATGATTGACGGCGATTCTAATACTCAAGTCGAAGCCATGAACCTTTTGTACGGATTTTTAACAAAGGACAAAAGCTTTGTTGAAGCGGCAGCAGCCGAAGCCAGAAGGTTAGGACAGAACTTTGACCCCAACAGCGCAACAGATCTAGCAAAATTCTTACCTGACTTTATGAGATCTGACGCAATAAAAATGCGTTCGCAAATTGATTTGCTTTCAAGGTCAATATCACGGTCTGATTTTGTTCAGGGCGGCATGATACCTGACGTTGAAAACATTGTAACAAATAACTTACAGAACTATATGCGCCGGAAGTTCGCAGCGTTTGAAGACCCTAATTGGTTCCGTAGCGACAACGAAGCATTTACCACAGCTTACGAAAACGCAGTTCAATTCTATAAGGAAAGTCCAGATATTGCAGAGGACTTATACACGAAGTTGGTAGGTCCTGTTCCAGAAAACTTTACTGTTGGTGTTGGTGTCAACCGTCGAATGACTGACACAGCCGCAAGAGAGATGATGGATGCTTTTGTTAAGCGGTATGAAAAGCCTTCTAAGCCTATAGCGCAAGATGGAACGGTTACCCGAGCAGTTAAAGACAGACTTCGCACCTCGTTACTTACAAAAGAAAAGTTAAACGAGCCTGCTCTTCGAGCGGTGCTGGGTGAAATTAAAGATCCAATGGAAGCTTTTGTTAGTACCGTTAACGACTTGGCAGAGTTCCGGGCTGTTGATTCATACTATCAGTATCTTGCCAATAACTTTTTAGATCAGGGCGATGAATTTATAAGTCAAGAAACATTTGATAATTTAAGTCTTGCAAAAAAGAATGAGTACAGAAAGCTTGATTCTGGGGGCGGTGATCAAGACGTAGCTTTTGGAGCCTTGCAAGGAACTTATGTAAAGAAACCTGTCTACAATAATCTTACTAACTTGACAATGGCACAGGGCACCGCCCTTACAAACGCAACCAGACTTACCTACGGAAACTTTCTTCGTGGTAAAGGTTTGGTGCAGTTTGCGAAGACAGTTCTGTCCCCTATCACTCAAGTCCGTAATGTAACAACTGCCAGCTTGTTTGCCGCAGCGCAGGGTAATATAGGAAGAGGAGCCAATTTAGGCGAGTCCATAGGATTAGTTGTTGACAACATATACAAGGGTGAGATCCCACGATTAGCCAAGGCTATGGGGATATCCAATGATCAAGCTCGTGGTGTTTACTTCAGGAAACTACAGGAGCTTGGAGTTGTTGGAACACAGGCGCAAGTTCGAGAGATTGATCGTCTTCTTGAAGAAGGTTTTGGCGGCAGCTTAAAGGCAGAACTTGATGAGCTCGGTGTTTCTGTTGGCAGAGAAAAAGGGTACATAAGAAGAACTCTTGGCAGGAGTAAGCTTGGACAGTTCTTTGACTCAGCCGTTATAAAGCCGGGGCAAAGAATAGCCAAGGGAGCAAGGGACGCATATCAGGGCGGCGATGATATATGGAAGATATATAACTTTGAGTTTGAACGTAACAAACTTATATCTGCTCTTGGCTCTGAAACAGATGCTCTAAGGTATGCGACAGACATGGGTTTTAGAAGCGTTGATGAGTACGCGGCAGACATTGTTAAAAACGTAGTGCCTAACTACGAGCGTGTGCCGGAAGCAATTAAGCTTTTACGAAAAGCACCACTTGGTAACTTTATAGCGTTCCCTGCTGAAATTATTCGTACCAGCGCAAACACACTAAGGTACGCCATAAAAGAACTTCAATCACCTAATTCTAAAGTCCGTGATATTGGTATGCGTAGACTTATGGGGTTCACTGCGACGACTGCTGTTGCCGCGCCAGCAGCGCAAGGTCTTGGTATGTATCTTGCTGGTGTTACTCAAGAACAAATGGATGCTCTGCAAAGAAGAGTTGCTCCTTGGAGCAGAAACTCCACTCTTATCCCGACATCTGTTAAGAAGGGCAAAGACGGCAAAAACTATGTAACAGGGTACGTCGATTATAGTTACCTTAACCCATACGATTACTGGCAGCGTCCCGCTCGTGCAGTTTTAAATGCGGTCAACAAGGGTGAGATAGATAAATTGGACGCAGACAAGGTGGTTTTGGATGCTGGCCTTGGGATCATCGACGAGATGACAAAACCTTTTCTTACCGAAGAATCCATCCTAGCGGAGCGTATAGCGGACATAGCTATACGGGGCGGGGTAACAAGAACGGGAGCTAGAGTATATAACGACGGCTCTGGAGAGTTTGGTGTAGACGATGGCGGGACCATCCTCGCTAAAAGTTTTGCTCACATTTTTGACGCATTCAACCCGGGTGCGGTTGAACAGGTTGTCGGTGGCATAGGACCTAAACCAGAACTGGGTGGACAGGTTGGGTACAACCCAAGTAGATTAATGACTGCGTTGACTGCTCCTGATGGCAAAGATCCTCGTGGTAACGTAAGACAGTTTGAGGAAGAGATCGCTGCCTTCATCACAGGTATTAGAGAGCAAAAGATAGACGCAGAAAAAGTGGTCAAGTATGGCGCTGCTCAGTACGGAACTGCCGTCCGGGGAGCATCGCAAATATTTAACCGTGCGGCTAAAATAGAATCTCGCATGGACCCAAACAATATTATTGAGGCATATGCAAAAGCGAACGAGGTGTTGTATACTCTTCAAAATGACATGTTTAGGTTGGTTAAAGATATGCGCCAACTTGGTATGGAAGACAGGGATATTCGTAGAGCCTTGAACAGATACAAGGTTGGCAACGCAAACAAAATAATGCGTGGTGAATTTAGTCCACAAAACATATCTGATCAGGTAAAAAGCGCGGCTATAAAAACGCAAAGAAAACTTGGAGGAGAGTTCCCGGTAAGAGAGATAAACGCAATACGCAGAAGCTTGCTTCGTAGAAAACTAACTGGTGAACCTATAGAAATAGAAAGACCAGAAATAGTTGACGAATTAAGTAGTGCCACGGTCCCCGAACCACGGACCTTGAATATAGCGCAAGCACCAGAACAACCAGTTGCCGCAGCTACGGCTCCTCCCGTAGCAGCGCAAGCGGGAATCGCTTCAGCCCCTTTGGCGATTCCCGCAACAAATCAATTGGCTAATGTAAACCCAATCACGCTTCCTGATCCAAGAGATCAGATGTTAGCACAGAGATTAAGAGGTGTAGGATGAACAAAGATCAATTAAGACAAGAGCTTGCGGACGATGAGGGCTGCAAGTACGAGATATATTTGGACCATCTAAATTTACCAACTTTCGGAATCGGTCACCTCATTACCGAGTCCGACCCAGAGTTTGGTCAACCCATTGGTACGGAGGTATCCGAAGAGAGGGTGCGTAAAGCATTCAACTTAGATGTGGCTGTGACTATCGACGAATGCAAAGTATTGTACGATGACTTTGATGATCTGCCCGAAGAGGCACAATTAGTTATTTGCAATATGATGTTTAATATGGGTCGGCCCCGCCTATCCAAATTCAAAGGCATGAAGGCTGGAGTTGATGCTCGGGACTGGAATAGGGCCGCAGACGAGATGGTCGATTCGAGGTGGCATGATCAGGTTCCGAACCGGGCCAAGCGTTTGGTTAAGCGGATTCGTGATCTAGCTTAGTAACAATGGCTACGAAGCTTAACGAAAACACAGAGGTCGCTCTACCTTTACGCAACATCATAAGTATGGTGGCTGCGGCAAGCATAGCGACATGGGCATATTTTGGTATTATAGAACGACTGAATCAGATAGAAACAAACATAACCATGATGGAAGCTGACTTGGGTCAGAACACCGAGTTTCGGATTAAGTGGCCCCGAGGCGAAATGGGTAGTCTTCCCGCAGACAGCGAACAGTTTATGTTAATTGAACACCTGTCGAATCAGTTAGATGATTTGTCTGCACAGATAGATGAGGGCAAAGCCCCATATGATCAGCAGCAGAAGCTAACACTAGAATTTTACGAGAAGCGTTTAAATTCGTTAGAAGAAAACCTAGAGAAGATGCGTAATGGAAATCATTAAAACCATAACTCTCATACTATATATGGGCGGTGATGTAGCGGAACACACCGCCTACGAAAAGATATCCAAGTGTCTTAAAGCCAAGCGCACTATTGAAAGAAATTTGTATAAAAGAAGCCAGTCCGTCAGGTATTCATGCGAGAACAAAACCGTTGAGGTATCAAAAAATGCGGATGGCACTAGCTATATTGTAAAAATAATAGAGTAAAACTAACCAAAAACTAACCCCAGCATAAAAGTAAGGAACCAGAGGCTAATCAGCAGCATTGCTAAGTCACTGTGTTTACTATATAAAAACATCGATTCTCGTGGAGCTCGTGATTAATGAACGTACCAGTATACCCTCAAGGCCCTGAGAATCGCTGTCCGAGGTGTCAATCACCTCTAAAAGTGATCCAAGTGCATGGTCATGGGCAATGTGCTTACTGTAAAGCAGTGATCGACGACTGTTGTCAGGGTGAGACATGTTCAGTTACGTCTTCAACCCAGAAATCCTATCGCACCTAGCCCCAGAAACAACTAACTCTTTAAATTCTGGATCAGACATAAGTTCAATCGTCATTTCTGCTGCTCTGTCGTTGCATTGACCGATAGTTTCATACGGTCCTCGCGTGTCCTCGAATACTTTACAATCCGACGTATTGATAACTAGACACACTAATATCATCGCCTCAAACATTTTACCTCATTCCACCTCACCCCAATTGTTTACCAAAGCCATGTCAACTTCAAATGGCACGTTTAACTTTGGTATGCAGTTTTCCATAATTTCTACAATTCTATTTGCTTGATCTTTAGATTTTATGCTGAAACACAATTCATCATGCACTGTTAACATAGGTATCAAACCTTCCTTGTAACAGTCAACCATTGCTTTCTTGGTCTGATCCGCACTCGAACCCTGAATTAATTTATTCAACGCCTTGTATGTAAAAGCCCGTCGTATCCTGCCCTTGCCACCATATTCTTTTAGAGCCTCTTCTATTTTTAGAGCTTTGCTGTACCCAAAGGATATGGGCTCCCACATATCAAACCTACACTTACGTCCTAACCATGTCCTTATGGATCCAGAAGTAGACGCTGTTTCAGCAGCTAAGTCGGCTATCCCTTTAACGAAGGGGACGTTCTCGTGGTACTGAGCCAACAAAGCTTTGGCCTGCTCCTCGTCGATGCCCATAACACCAGCTAGTTTCTTGCGGCCCATGCCGTACATAATGCCAAGGTTCACGGTCTTTGCTTCCTTGCGAGTAATACTTGCTAAGTCCGCTACCATCTGATGAAAGTCAGCATTGCCCTTCTGATACATTTCAACTACATTGTCGATCTGGGGATGACGATGGACCCCGGACAACTGAGCACAGTAATGCGCCAACCAACGAGGTTCTTGAGAAGCATAGTCGAAGCTACCCCACTTTGTTCCTTCCTCTGGTAGAAACAACCCACGGATCAAAGACTTAATCTCTGGATCCCTAGCCGGAATTTGCTGTAGGTTCGGGTTACTTGAAGAAAATCTACCAGTCACAGTGCCGCCCTCGTCAGAACGAAGAGGATTAAAGTCACAATGAATACGACCATTACACGAATGTTCAAGTATTGTTTCAACAAAGGTAGTGTTTGCCTTGTTAAATTCACGCAATTTCACAATCTTCTGTGCAATTGGGTGCGTGTGGTTCACAAGAAAATGTTTTGTAAAGGAGGGAGCATCCGTATTTTTTGTCCTATGGTATTTAAGCCCAAGGGCATCGAACGCCTTTGCTATAGATGCAGCTTCCCAAGGAGAAACAGCGACCCCGGTCTCTTCCTTTATCTCTTTAAGTAAATTATCTTCGCGTTTCTTTAAATCTTTCTTGACTAATTCCGCTTTATCTATGTCTACCCTAACGCCTTTGGTCTTCATGTCCAACAGGCACGGCAGGAGACTGGACTCTAGCTCAAATATACTTCTGACTTCATCCTTGGCAATTTCAGAACGCAACCTGTCCCACAGACGCAAGGTTACCGCAGCATCCTGCTCCGCATATCTTCCAACAAAGTTAGCATGCAACTGCCACATACCAGACTTGGCATCAACACCATGCATTTCAGCAGCAGAACGAAGCATCTTTTCGTTCTTCCACTCACCAAGGTACTCACCAGCCAATGAATTCAAGTTGTAGAACCTGCGGTTCTCGTTCAAAAGTGGTGCTGCAATCATTGTGTCAATGACTTTACCTTGCACTTCAATACCGGCCCACCGCAGCCAGCCTAAATCATACATCGCGTTGTGCATGATCTTTTCTATGTGTGGCGTTTCAAGCTGCTTCTTTAACCAATTGATTACTGTTTTTTCTGGCATATTCCCGCCAGCTTCGTGGCGGATAGGAAAATAACCAACGAAGTCACCTGCTGCCACGGCAAAGCCAATGACATAGCCATCGTTCCTACACCATCCCGGTCCCAGTGTAGTCAGGTTTGGATCTCTAGTTTCCAAGTCAATCGCTATGCGATCACAGTTTGTAAGGTCAGGCAGTGACGACGGGGGTGCCCACTCTTCTTCTTCATCAAATAAATCAGTCTTCACTTATCCGCTCCAAAGCATCTATGGGGTGCTGTGTCCACACGAATATAGGTGTTCCTTTACCTACATAAGCACCGGATACGTTAAACGAAAAGTATTCCAATGCGTCCTCGTGAGTCATGTCGTGTTCTTCTACAAGGATCTCAATACATTTTGCAGCATCATATGCCAAGACTTTATCGTCCCCACATCTTTCAGCTATACCTATTATAGCATTATCAAAGCCATCAGCTATCATCGCAGTCATTTATAATTTCTCCTCCGAGTGCAGCATAACCTATGATATCTACCCACGAGTCATCCTTAGACATGTCTTCGGCTAATCTAGCCAACTTCAATCCAATCATGCAAGCGACCACCTGTTCTGGTGTTACACACCTACCGAGCACAACACTCCATATGGTTGCTATACGCTCGTGGTTGAACTTAGCTGGTCCATACTCCTTGGCCCTCGGACCGTTGATTAGCTCTTCTGCCTTGTTTAAAAAATCTTCGCGTGTTTTCATAGTGCAAATCCATAGTGTGATTGTGACTCAATAATATGTAATGATTTTTTAGCACGAGTTAGACCCACATAAAACGTCCGTATCTCGGAGTCTTGATCCATGCTTTCAACACATGCCCTAGAGGAGTCTAACAGTAAAGCGACGTTATCCGCCTCGCCACCTTTTGCTTTGTGAATCGTCGATATCTTGATCCTCGGGGTCCCAGTCAAAATAGACTCGCCCATACGACGTACTGATGTAATATATATTCGTTCCTTCTCGCTGACTTTCAGAACTTCGTACCACGGTGTCTCCTTGTTCACAGACGGGGACAACAGGTCTTGAATATCTGTTAGCGTGTAAGTTTGTTCGGTGTCTAAACTTGCGAGTTTCTTCCTGCCACCTTTGACGGTAGCTTCTGTAAGTATTAATGTAGATAGCTTCTTCAATTCCTGTGCCGACAGTGATTGATCCTTGCATAGTTTTAGCCATACCTCGATTCCGGTTAGAACATTAGGGGAAATGGACCAGCCGGAACCTTCACGCCAAAACAGGTATCCTTGCTCTTTAATTGTGGTTGCAATCTTATTAGCAATGAAATTGGTACGGGCTAAAATTAGCCACTCTCCGGCTGTTAAGTCCACATCTAGGATATCACGATGCCAGACCACAGTGCCAGTTTCATCTTTAGGTTTCCAAACTTTTTGTTGTCTTGTACGAAGTTGTTTTACAAGAGAATCCGCGACATTATACACAGACTTGGGGAGTCTATATGACTTGTCCAATACAATCTTATTTTCGGATGCCCTTAAAAAATCTCCTACGTTTACACCCATCCAAGAGTAGATGCATTGATCGTCATCACCAGCAAAATATATGCGCTTTGCCTTGGGTTTAATTATCTCGTGAACCATCTCCCACTGTAACGGAACAAGGTCTTGCGCTTCGTCTACAATAAGAACATCAAGATCAGGGCTATAGCCTTGGACTATAAAGTCCTCAATCATGTCCACAAAATCTACTTTGTTTGTTTCTTTCTTGTAGTCCTTGATAACCTGATCCACCACCTTTAGCTGCTGGAAATGTAACCTTCTGTCGTTGGTTATTCGGAACTGCTCTTCCAACGTCCTACCAGTAACCCTAGCCATCTGTATCATCGATAGGTAAGCGTCACCACTTTTGCCTGCGGTAAACAACACACCATCCTGCATCGTTAGAGAGGCGTTTGAAGAAAACTCTAACCCTATAAGGTCTGCTATCTTTGAGTAGTCAGAACCACGCAACACACGTTCTTTAGTTAATCCAAGACAATGATACGCGAACGAATGTAAGGTTCTAAACCAAACCATTTGTCCAACATCCATGCCTAACTTCTCTGCTGCCCTTGTTCGCGCTTCTTCCGCAGCTTTACGGCTGAACGAAACAAACGCTATGGACTCTGGTCTAGTGCCACTGTCCAACTCTTTCTGTACGATTTCAATTAACCGTGTTGTCTTACCTGTGCCCGGGGGTCCGAAGATAGTTGTTTCCATCAGAACGGCACCTCATCACCTTGGACCTTGATCGCCGGAACAAGGACCTCTCTGTTGAACGCAGGAACCCACCACACACGAAGAGGCTTACTATCCCCTTTTGTAGTCTTAAATCTTTTAAGACCATTAGCCGCACCACCAGAGTTAAGCTCTTTCAAACGCTCTTGTATCTGTCCACGACTGTATGTCTCAAACTTGTTATTACGCAGGTACTTCATCAACGCTTCTATCTTGAAGTATGTCATGTTGTCCTCGTCGTCGGTAAATGGTTTACCAAGCGTAATCTCTTCGGCTGACTGAGCCTGCACCCTGCCATCACAAAACCCTTCAAGAAGATCCATGAACTGACCCTTGTATGTAAGTTCTTCGGGGACCTCAATCTCGCTCATGTCTTCCATCATTACGGAAACAATCTGTTGCCACACATCCATCTTCATCAGCGGTGGCATCTTACGGATCTGTTCCATGCAGGCTTTTTGAAATCTTTGTGGTGTCTGTAAGTCATCAGTCGTTAGCTCAACACGATGTCCAGCTACATCACAAAACCAAACAGGTGGTTCCGACTTAACTACACATAACCCCGACACATCCATATTCGCCGCATGACTGCCGATACCAAACTTTCTTGTCTTGCAAAGTGTCTTGTTGCAAAAACTTTTAAGTGGTTCCTGATCACACGGAAATCCGTACTCCTTCTTCTCGTGCTGGTTCTGGATCGTAACGATCTCCGACGCTGGCAAGGAAGGAGTGCAGTGCTTGTTGTTAATTTCTTCTAGTCTGGCTTTCCAGTTTTCGGGCTGCTCTTTCTTACAGCCCACGGCTGCCGCAAACATCACTGTGTTGCGTGTGCCTTCGGGAATCCCCTGTCCGAACATGCAGCCCAGACAGGGGGCCCAATCCTTGAACTCGTCAACCTGTTTACCAAATGTCAAACCAACAAATTCATCTGGTGATACAGCCCTCGCGTCAACAAGGTCAAGGAATTCTTTTAACGACGCTGGCTCTCCGTCTTCCCTAATTGCGTAGCGGAGAGTTTGTTCCGCATCAAAGTACGGCAGGTTAATAAAGTTCCCCACATCGCCACGCTCGACGAGAACTTGTTCCTGCTTTGGGAACACCTCGCAACCACCGTACCCAAGATACGATGAAATTTCTGAAGCTTTGTCACGGAACTCTCCTGCATTAATATACTCTTTGAAGAAGAAAAATATATGCGCCCCGCCAGACTTTGAACGACATACCACTGAAGGTATTTTTAAGTCGCGCAACTTTTTGTCCAACGCAGCAACGTCCAGCGGGTATTGATCGATATCCAACGCACCGAACTTGCAGTTATTGTCTTCGTTAATCGGGATAGAGCCAACACCATTGGTGCCCTTAAGATGCTCCTGAATTAGCTCTTCCGTTAGTGGTTTGCGAACGATGAATGACTTAGCTTTCTGTTTGCCAGCCCTTCTTTCATTCGATATTTGTGTCTGTCCATGCGCCGCGCTGAATCCTTCAAACGCAGCCATGAACCTTTTAAAATAGGTCATGGTTTGCCCCTAGTTGGTTTGGGGTGGCGTAAGGGAGGAAACACCACCCCAAGAGGTTTAAAACGGTACGTCTACTCCTTCTTCTGCTTGTTTCTCTCCAGTACCCGTCTTAATATCACCAGCCTTGAAGGACTCGTACATTTCTTGAGCCTCCTTCTGCGCTGTTACAGGAACGTCGTTTAACTCCATCTTGGATACCGCGAAGTTGAACCACGATCCCTTGTCGTTACTCTCCTGCACAGTGGTTAACTTCCACGGAACTGCCCACATAGGTGGATTAAACAATCCCTTCTCTGGGTGCATTATCTTTAGCCCAGCCATTTTAGTATTCCACTGCTTGGCAATCTTCATCTGTGTCTTCTTCATGTCACAGATCATCTGTGTGGTAGCACCATCCTTGTCTACCCCAAGCACTAGGAACTGTGCCACGCGAACGAGCTCGTTGCCGGAGGGCAGCATTTCATTCGCACCTACACGTTCAGTCTTTCTAATATCAGGATGACCAGCTTCTAGCTCACCCATGAAACCACCACCTGCTTCACGAAGTTGGAACTCCAGAAACTTTGTAGTGTACGCACACACCAAAACGGTAAGACCAGTGTCTGCTTCCCAATACTGACCAGTTACCGTATTGAAAATATCTCCTGCCGACGCACCCTTTATAAACTTAGGGTCTGTCTTCAAAAGTTGTGGTGACAAGGGTTGTAAGATCCGTAGAAATGGGATCTGCATATCCTCTACACCAATTTGGTCCATGCCTTGACCTGCGCTTGCGAACAGGTCATCCATTATATTTGCCACTGCTGTGGACTTTGCTTCTGCTACTTGTGTATCAGCCATTTTAGTTCCTCTTAATTTTAGCTTCAGTGCCGACATAGATACCGAACGTATCAAAGTCGATGTCTTTACCAGATTCAATACGCCCCTTCACCCAAGCCTTTAAGGTTTGCGGATGAACGTGAGTTTTTTGCGCTGGTTCAAACCCCCGATTGCGAAGGTCATCGATCACCGCACCGGCCATATTATCCTGACCGACGTTGAACGAAACTGTTACATCATTCTTTATGATGTCGCCTTCACCAATAGAACGTAGCCAAGAAAAAGCTTCGTCCCTTTTTTCATCAGTGATCCTAGCATGCACAAATTGACGAAGTGCTACCTTATTACCGTCAACGGTAATACTATCCATACCCATCTCCTGCATAAGAGATGGTATGTCTTCTTCGTTAACTTTTCTTTTCTTGAATTTTAGATCCTTCAGATACTGCTCTGCTTGTGCAATCTCTTCGTCGATCTTGATAGACTCACGGATTAGGGTAGACAATGCGCTGCCCTTCTCACCGCTTACTTTGTCGAACTTACCGGCATCGACCTCCTCGTCCATTAGCGAGAATATATCGCTCATCTTTCTGTCTCCTTCGTTAAAGTTTAACCCCTTCGGGTATGAGGCACTGTACCTACAACAACAGATACAGCGTAGTCAAATTGTTTTTTAAGCTCTCTTACTAACAGCTTCTGCAATCCTTGCTTCAGAGTTAGAAGCATCTACCGATGCCATGCGTACCAAGTGTGCCACTTGTTTTGAAACACTGCGATCATTGACATCTGCCATTTCACGCAAAGCCCCGTACACATCTATTGAAACAGCAATTGATTTCCACTTTGTTGTATCCAACGCTTTACCTCCACGGTTTTAGATGTTATGTTGCCCCAACTTATCCTATAAATACTTTTGAGGTCAACTAAATAATGCGAAAAAATAAAAAAATAAGTGATGGTCCTGATTATAAGATAGCAATGGGTAAACGATCTGAGCTCCTTGCTGCTGACTATTTAATTATGAAAGGTTGTTATGTATATACTCCGTACATCGAACAAGGACCAATCGATTTAATAGCGTTAGATCAAGAGGGAATCGAACATCGTTTTGATGTAAAGACCGTATCCCGTCGCAGTGATGGAACAATAATCTCTCGACAAAGAACAAACCTCCAACGGCAGCTTGGCGTTCAATTACTTTATGTTTGCCTCGACACCTATGAAGTCCATCGCTATCCTCATCATTTCTCCCGTAATATTGACCCAAAACTATCACGCAAAAATGCTGCTAACAGACATTTTAACGGGGTGAAACCTCCAACCATTGACGAACTTCTTCCCCAAGGGTCTTCGCTGAAAGATCAATCTTCGCCCGAAGGGAACGGACAATGTATTCATCAATCGAACCCCGGGTCACAAGATCAACGTAAGTCACAGGATGATGCTGACCAATTCTGTGGCATCGATCCTCAGACTGAATCCTAGTTTCTAAATTAAAATCGTTAGCGTAATAAATTACATTAGTCGCAGCGGTTAACGTAAGACCAAAACCTGCGGTTTGAGGGTTAGCTACAAAAAACCTAGCGTCCTCAAACTGAAACTTGCGGATCGCATCTTGCCGGTCAGCGTCGCTCGTGTCCCCAAAATAGTTTACCGTGCTGTCGCAACCGTACACCTTCTTCAACTCTTCGGTAATTTTTTTAATGTCATACCGAAACCTCGACCATATAATTACTTTGCCTGACATCTCCTCGACGGTCTCAAGCAGCGCAGCCATACGATTAGTTTTGAATTCTACCAAGTCGCCATCGTCTGTTTTCAAATGACCGCACAACACTTGTTGCAGCCGCAGCAGTTGTGTCATCACTGCCGGAGCGGACACCAATTCACCGTCGTTTAGAAGTACGATAGCTGCCTTCTTCAATGACATGTAATACTGCCGCTGCTCGTCGTTTAAGTTTACCTCGCGAACTGTATATATTTTAGCGGGTAAATCCAGCGCTTCTTCTTTGGTCACGCGATACGAGAAGCTATCCAGTTTGGTAGAAAGTTCTTCAAGATTTCTATATCCCACGATTTGCTGAAAGCTATGGCTGCCCATCCGTTGAGTTCGTGTGATGGCGTACCGTCCTTGAAACGAGTAGTAGGAGTCATGTCCCAAGAGTCTGGTATCCATAAATCCGCATTGCGAGTAAAGATCCATCGGTGATTTTGTAACGGGCGATCCTGTGAGTATACGGCGAAACGATGCACTTTTACCAATCGCAACCAGAGCCTTAGTCCTCTTGGCCTTTGGATTCTTAATAGTTGTTGACTCATCAACCGCAAGTAGAAACGACGATCCGCGAACGAACATCTCCATGTACTTTCGTACCTTGGCTGTTGCAAACCCTTCGACGTTGACAAGGAGTATGCGGAGCTTCTTACGCTCCTCAATACCTTCCTTGAGGTGCCTTTGTTGATCCTTGTTTGGGTTCGGATTCCAAACATATACCTCGTGTTCAATGTCCTCTCGTAGATGAGCAGGTATTTCAGATATCTGCCAGTTGCGGTACACACCTTTGGGCGCAACGATGACGGCTGTATCAATCTTCTTCTGATCATATAGCCACGCCATGTTGTCGATAAGAACCTTAGACTTGCCACAACCCATCTCCATAAAATAACCGTAATTGGTTTTGTCGTATGAACGCTCCAACGCAATACGCTGGTGCTCATACGGTTTGGTTTTATATTTAAATTTCATGCTTTGCCCCGTTATTCAGGCTCTGATAGCCCACCTTCCATAATAGAAAACTTTGCAGCTTCCAAATAAAATAAAATATCCGCAACATCCTCTTGCGTCGTAACCATTTTAATAGACCCGTCCTCCGCCGTACCAAGTATGACCACATCCTTGAATATAGTACCTGCGATTTCACACAAGATGGGCACTGGATCTTTTTTTAATTCCATCCTTCTAGGAAAATGTACAACATTATCGTTGTCGTTCTTCGTCATCAGGTAGTCCTTCCGCTATTGAGTGAGCTCTATCCCGCATGTCGAGATAGACTTCGAGTCTCTTCCGTGTTTTTTCTGCTTCACGGTAGAGACCCGCAGTCTGCAACTCTGTGAGCTCTTCGTCAAGTATGCGAATGATCCGACCTATCCCTGCAAAATTCTTTTCCATGCTTCCCGCACCTCTGCTTCCGTGTCCTTATCCACTGGCTCTGGATCGTTCAACCAGTCTTCAATTACACTTTCAATTATACTCACCGCATCAGACCAATACATCTTTTCCGGTGTGGCGCAAAAATCTTCTTCGCTTGGCATCAATTTGGTTTCTAACATCGGGATCTCCTTCGGATCTCTTGAAATTATTTCTAGCTTACATAGCGGACACACCAGTAAGCTTAATTTTTTTGTGGTAAAAAATTCAAGTTTGTGACAACACTTCGGACACTGGCCTGCGTCCAACCGCTTTTGCCATGTGCCGTCGCCAGCCTCAATCACCATCATAGACCTCCACGTTTCCGTAGGCTTCTTTACCTGCGGTCTCTTGGACTTCGCCCCATGTCTCCGCCATCATATCATGCACGGCAGATAAATCTAAGTGACTGACCATGTCCATGTGACCTTCCATCTCCGAAGTGAAACTAAGATAAGTTTCACTTCGGTCTGCGACCTCAAGCATTTTTTCCATGAATTGCTCTTCAAGTTCCATAGCCATTTGCTTCATTCTACCCATGCTCTTCAACCTCCTCGTCCGCAGTCTCTTCCTTAACGTCCTCTTTCAACACCCACTCACCCCAGTAATACGACTGTTTACTGGCTGGTGCAAAATTAAATTCGCTATGCAACGTGCAAACAGCTTCACGCAGATTCCTAACGTCAGATAAATTACAATCCGCAGTCTCCTCGATCATGTTGCACATGTTCTTCAACTTATTATGCATATCCAGAAACTTGATACGCATGTCCCTAGTCACTCTCTTACCATTAGACATTACTTTGCTCCCTTCGGGTTTGTCTTCTTCACTTTCTTCACATCAGAATAATTATTCTTCTTGATGACCCTGCCCATAGCGTCATGCCGGACAGTTATTTCCAAGGGCAGCTTCAATGCTTCCCTTATCTCCTCGAACGTCGGTACTTTGTTGCTCATCGGTACTATGCCCTCCTCTTGTGAACAAACTACTTTTATAATAGGGAGCCCCTCGTTGAGCTCCCTCATCCTCAAATAATATTCCATGTCCTTCAACTTCCCCTGTGCTACACAAGCTTCCTTCGTTGTGTACCTCTCCACAGAGAAAGTGCTAAAGCATTTATTAACTGGTGCTCCGTTAAAATCGGTAGCCATGCACAGAACAAGAAGATACTTCCACATTAGGCTATCTCTCTTATGTCTGTACCATATACCCAATGACCATTGTCCAGATCCACTACATACCTCGTCCGCAGGATGGAGTCCGCCGAACCAAGGTTTGCTTCAAAAACCTCATGCCCATACTTCTCCCCCAGCTTGACCTCGTCTATCGTGACGATGGATGCCTCGCCGTACTTCGTCGAAACACGATCCCCGATCCTTATCCGCATCGTCCAGTTTGCTCCTCTATCACACTCACAATATTTCCATAGGACTCGGCCACCCAGTAACCACCATTGTTATGTGTGCCATTGTCCACGATACATATGTCGCGTTCAAACGTGCCCCAGCGGTGCGATGATTCACTGACACAAAACGTATCGCCCGTCAAAAAAACCTTCCCATCATCACGACCACTTGTCCTGCACACGCGAGTTAATTCAAGCATTATCATCATCAATCTCCCATACATTTTCCAGCGTCCAGTCTTGACCGCCTACACTTTCCCAGCCGTCTATATCGATATCACCAGCAATTTCCCACGCTTCGGCTTCATTACGAGCTACAACTATTAACTCGTAACCCACATCCATCGTGGCAGTCACCTTATACGTTTGCATCTTCGACCTCCCTCCAGAACTGAACATCGCCGGTCAACCAACCACCGTGGTGGTCATTAACAAACATATGCATATCTTCCCACTCTTTGCCTTCATCATCGACATAACAGCCAACGAACTTTCCAACACCTTGGATGACGGTTTCGGAAGGATGACCTTCCATCACCGTAGCTTTATACTCGACCGACTTATCTTTCTCTGGCATACGATCTTCGACAGATATCCACTCAGTCATCTTGCTCGACCCCTTTGGTAAGTTTTAAAATCCCCAGCCTATCTCTATGCACAGCAATTTTATCCAACTCACCTTGGATGGCTTCCAGAATATCGGAGTGCTCACCAATCCCCGCAGGGTTGTTTAAATAGACTTCAATGTTTGCCCTATGCAGGGCAATGTTTCCTCGCGCATGTTCTTTCAACGCATCCAAAATAATTTTCTTCATCACTTGTCTCCTTGCATAAGATTTCTTACGTCAACACAAAAGCACTGCTGATCTGGATAATCAAAACCACGCTCTGTTAGTGCCACATGGCAGGCGGATAGATATTTATGCGTTGACCAAATTTCTAAATGTATCTCCACTGGTGTCAGCGTACCCATACACGCCAACACCATCCCGCCTATTACGTTCACTCTTCTTCCTCACTCTTCGTTAGAAAAAAATCATCGACCTCGCCGTCCACTTCAACAGACTGCCGCCACCTTAACCATTGAGCATGATCCACGGTTTCCTCACCATCGTTGCACCAGATGTTTCTAGCCTTCTCTTCGGCTTGTTCTTCAGTCCATGCTTCGACAGTGAAATTATACCAAACAGTCTCGCGTACATTCACCTCGTACTTAGGCATCGTTCTTGTCCCTCCACTTTCTGAAGTCGGCATTCACCGCTTGCATAGCCTTGGTGTAGAACTCACCAGATATCGACCAGCGTTCCATGCCACCATCCAGATTTAAACCATTAGCCCATTTGTCTTCAAACGTAGGCGCAGATGCAGGCGATCCCCGATCAGTGCCGTTCAATGTGTTCAAATAGTACCGACTGACAAACTGACCTCGCTCCTTGATCCTTGCGTCATACTCCTCATCGCCTGTCTCTGTGTTAGCGACCAGTGAATCCATGTCGTAGAACTCGACCAATGGATTGTCGGGGCTTTCATATGGGTTATAGTCACCGCCATAGGTACACATGTCGTTAAGACCATAACTGTCGTGCCAATACACTGTCCGAACGCACCACTTAATCCCAGACCAATTGTCTGTGTCTTTATATAAAAACGGCATTATATCACCTCCTCATCGACAGGTTTATGCTGATGAATAACATATTCAAACGTATGCCAACTGATGCCGTGGTTGGCATCAAAGCCATTAACAATATCGTGCAGGACATCTTCCATCTGATCTTCAGTCAGCGTGACATCCATTTGATCACAGACTTGCGCCACATCTTCTAGATGCCAGTCATCCCTGATGAACGGCTTACCATCTTCGGTATAATCAATATGTGCCATTATATATCTCCTCGCTTCAAAGCATTTGTGATTAACTTGTTGGACAACGCATGTCGGTCATGCGGCTTGCCACGACCCACACGCTTGTCAAATTCTGTTGTAAGAACGTCAACACGCCTGAACACTTCTTCGATCACTGAAATCGTAGCATCAATGCTGTCATCTGGTGCAACTACCCTGCATTCATCTCGTAAATTTTCCATATCGTCTAACAAACAAACTCTTAGCTGTTTGTTGGTCAGTTGTCTTAAATAAGTCATCCTACTGCCCCCCTAATCCAACAAAACCGAATAGGCATGCGGCTCATGTTCCAAAAACCAACGACACCCCTTGCGGACTTCCTCGTACATCTTATCCCGCATCTTTGGGTCACTGGTTTTTTCAGCCATCAATTGACCACCTATAATAACGTCATAGACTGCAACCGCATCGGCAGGTAAACAAACCTTCTTACCAGAAAACATATTTTCGCAAATTTCTGGTTCATCGCCCACGAAACATTTAAACGGTAA